AACAGTAAATCCTCCAATGAAAATCCAGGGTTCATACCATTACACTTTTTCTTTTGTGACCACAAGGCATTTTTACCTCTCGTCGCCCTCCAGAATCACCAAGTCGAAATAAAGATTAACTATGACCAAACGAGTCTCGCTGGGTTGACTGAGGAAGATAAAAAGATTGAAGTGTACGGTAATTATATTTTTTTGGATAAAGATGAAAGAGAGGCTATTATTCAGCGACAGTTGGATCTCGTGATCACACAGGTTCAACGGGTCGAATATAAACTTAACACTTTCGATGGGTACAATGCACTTGACTTAAGCCCATTCAACCACCCAGTTAAATCATTGTTTTTTGGCTTCAATGCAACACAGAGTGATTATAAAATCGATTTCTTTACGTTTACTGGTGCCGATTTGCAAATCAATGGTACGTATTTATTTGAAAATATGAAACCCAATTATTTCCATACCGTGCAAAATTATTATAAATCTCAATACGGTGTTTCTGAATTTGATTCAACCCGAAACGTCATGGTATACACGAGGTATTTCGCCTATCACTTCTGTATGAACGCGTCGGAATACAGTCCCTCGGGTTCGTGTAATTTTAGTCGTCTAGACAACGCTAAAATGATCTTAAGGGGTGCATCCGTTGGTGCAGGAAGAGTCCCTGGTCAACCCCTATACATCTATGCAGTTAATTACAATGTGCTTAGGATCAAAAATGGGTTGGGTGGTGTATTATTCGGGAATTAAACGTACTACGGAGGAAAACCCCGCGGTAGATTCAATATACATTTATGCCCTGATGGCATCTGATATGGCTAAAGCAACTACGCCTAAGATGAAAGCTATCACGACGTAATTTAATTCACTCTCCTCTAAACCAACCTGAACATTCAGGGGGGTGACAGCAGGTGGATCCACCACCAACTGTTTGGGAGGTTCCAGTTCCTCCAATGGATAGTACGCTATCATTTATATATATTTAGAGATTAATTTCCTTTTTCGCCTTCCTCTGTCTGGTGGTACGCTTACCCTTGGTGGTGGCGACGTTGACTTCTTTGACCTCACCTCCAGTGGAATCACCGGAGATGGAGATGATGTCGGAGATGTCGTCCTCCTCATCCTGGGGTTCGGGAGGAGCGATTTTCGTCGTGTTCATGGGGGGAGCGGGGGGCATCATGATCCCACCCATCAAACTCGAGATATCGATACCAGGACCCTGCATCTGGTATTCACCGGAACCACCGACTGGGGCATCGGTCGCAGGACCCTCTGGGGAACGGGTGGTGTTTTGAACAGCCGCCATCATGTTCTTCACGAGGTCGGGGTTCTGCTTCATCACATCGTTCATGTTGGGCATTACTGACTTAAACATGCTATTGGTCAAGTGGAACATCATCGCCGAACCACCCAACATCATGATCAACTTGATTTCGGGGGCAACGCTGACCTTCGAGCGGTACTTCACGTAGAGCTCTTCAAAGACACCATCATAGTCATCGACATTCTCCATAACGGACTCGGACCAACCCTCGAGCTGAATCTCGAAAGGATTATACCTCTTGTTAAGAAACTCCAGACCAGTCACACACGCCACAAGCATTCGCCGAGAGAAACGAACAGACTGTTCCACATCGATGCTATACGTGATTCGCTTAACCTCTGACCTGAGCTCTTCAATATTCGAGTACGCGTTGAGCCTCTTGTTCACAGCGAACCCCTTCTTTTCGAGGCGACTCAATTTGTTGATGAGATCCGCCTTCTCCTCGTCAATGGAGGTGTACCCCTTCGTCGGTTGTTCCCCCTGCTGACTGGGACCAGGACCCATATCCATATCTTGGTCGTCATACATCTCATCCTCCCCATAATCGATTTCTTCATCTTGTTGGTATTGCACAGGAGCGGACTGTTTGTTGGGATTCACAAAAGCATCCATACTTTCCTGTTGTTGGGTCATGGGTGGTGGGTTTGGAGCGGGTCGGGTTGGTCTAGGAACACGCTGGGGTTGCGGGGCAGAGATTTCAATCTCATCCATGATAGCCTGTTCATCCGCATCCAATTTCATAATGTTGGTATTTCCTCGGTCGAGTACGATTTCTTCGTCCATCTACTCTTTATGTAGAAACTAAAAAAAATACCTTTAACGCAGTTTAAAAAAATATTTGTACATTATAAATGTTTACCCTTAATCGTACCAGTCGTAATGCGCTCTCGATGATTGTCATCCTTCTCGTGGTCATCTCGGCTCTCGCCGCTTTCAGGACCAACACTACCAGCAAATACCAGCCCAAGCCAATCACTGTCAAGACGGTCAGTGACGCTTCCATTTTCGACCTCCCCGTCAGCTTGGAATGTACCGCTGGGTCCGGGAAAAAGGATAGCCCCTACTCCAAGGGTCTCACACCAGGTGGTGTCTGTGGTGCTCAGGAACTCGTGAGTGCGCACGCTGGATATGAGATTACCGACGGAATTGGTGGATCTTTAATCTAAGCTAATATAAATGGCTCTCATTACAACTATCACTGAGGCGATTCCAGATCTTCAACATGAATATCACACCGTGACGATAGATACAATTGGGCAGACTAGCGCCAATGTTTTCACATGTTATCTTCAACAACCATTAAAGAATGTCGTTCAGGCGAGGTTGTTAGCTGCACGAATCAATACCACTGTGGCTACGGAACACTGTTATGTTTCTATCAAAGAGTTGGATACGATCTTTTCCGATCGAGCTTCTGATGTACCAAATGGTCAAGCGAGTGAGAGTGTTGTTCGTAACTCATTCGCTAGTATCGTAAGCGATGGTACGGGTGTTATTGGGTTCAAGGATGATTATCCGATCGTCACACAATATATTGATCCTATTCGTACGATTGATCGATTTAGTGTGACTCTCAGAAACCAAAGTGGTGTACCCATTCTCCCTGGTGCGAGCAGCAAAAATTTCTTAGTAATTCGCTTTGTGTGTAGAAAACCCAATCTGTAATTTTCTCCTTTTACTATAGTATACCATGTCTGCAGGCATTGTTCAATTGATCGCTATCGGAGCCCAGGATGAATATATCATGGGTGACCCCGAAATATCGTTCTTTAGTTCAACGTTTAAAAGACATGCTAATTTTTCACAATCCATCGAAAAGCAAACGATCCATGGAGCGGTGAAAAACAGTTCAATGTCCAGTGTTCAATTCGAACGTTCTGGTGACCTTCTCGGTTATGTTTATTTCACAATAGATAATCTCACATCCGCCCTTGATATTCAGAGGTGGGATACCATCATAGATAAAGTGGAACTTCTTATTGGTGGTTCGGTCATCGATACCCAAGACTCCATATTTACCGAAAAAATTGCCATCGATACCTTCGCCCAAAACGTTTCCAGAAGTGCGAATGGTACACACCCAGGTGTGAGCGCTCGCTCTTACTTTTATCCCCTTCGCTTCTTCTTCTGTGAGGGTCCACAGTATGCTATCCCCTTAGTCGCACTCAACTATCATAACGTAGAGATCCGTATCCATTGGGCTAGTGCGGCTGCGAACTATAACGTAGAGTGCTATGCGAACTACTATTATCTCGATAACGAGGAGCGTGGTAACATCGCATTGAGGAAGCATGACCTTCTCATCACCCAAGTACAGAAAAACATCCCATCTCGCACACTCGTCCAGGATCTCACGTTTAATCACCCCGTGAAGTATCTTGCCTCATCAGATACGACCACCGACGGTGCGCTCACTTCACCCATTAACAAAATCAAGTTAAACATCAATGGTACGGATATGAGTAATTATAAATGGGGAAAACCACATTTTATTGATGTGATGAGTTACTATCATACAAGCTTTGTGACGTCTCCAGATTTCTTTCTCTATTGTTTCTGCCTCTCCACAAGCTCACTTCAACCCACAGGTACCCTCAATTTCAGTCGTTTAGAGTCTGCTAAGATCATGAGTGAATCAATGCCTATCAACGACCCGATATACGCGGTCAACTACAATATCCTCCGTATCGAGAACGGTATGGCAGGACTCCTCTACGCGAATTAAAATGCTAATCTATATTAAATGGTCAAGAACTTGCCGACGGTCGAACGATCTACTAAAATTAGGTTCGGTAAAAACGCGACAGAGGACCAGGGTGAGAATACGATCGTGTTCAACGCCAGTAATGTCCAGATCGACACGACGCAACCGGGGTCGGTGTACATCAGCCCTTTACGTCAAGTGCTTGATGTTTCTGATCGTCAAATCAAGATTCTTACGTATAACCGAATATCAAAAGAGATCACGGATTCGGGTGTGGCTGCCGTAGACGTTTTACAACCAAATTTTCAAGCCACCACAAACCTTGGAAATACGACAACAAACACACTCGAGTTTAATAATACAGAAACGGGTTTCGTGACCGTGTCCAACGTCGGTATCGCAAATTCTTCACCACTCCACACCCTAGATGTGGGCTCAAATCTCTACGTTCACGATACCGGTTCTAATGTTCTCGTCGTGAACGGAAACACAAACATTAAGGGGGATATCGTTGTCCAAGGAAACGCTCAGATAGATGGTGTCCTCACTGTGATTAACACTGAAAATCTCACAATCACAGATGCTATCATAGAATTGGGAAGAAACAACACGGTTGGAGATACGACACTCGACCTTGGGATCATCATGAACCGCCCAGATTCTAACGTCACGGTTGGATTTTTAGAGGGTTCGAGTGAACTTGCTCTGGCGTACACAGAAACAAGTGCAGATAGTAAGACTATCACTCCACTAACATCTGAGACTTTGGATGTACATGTATACGGTCGCGTTCTCACCGAGTCCAACGTCGGGATCATGAACACAAGCCCCATTCACACTTTGGATGTGGGATCCAATCTTTTCGTGGATGAATATGGTTCGAATGTTTTAGTCGTCTCCGGAAACGCGAGTATTAGTGGTGACCTCACGGTGGATGAGGATACCTTCCACGTGGATGTGGGAGGCAAGTCCATAGGACTTGGGACAGTGACTCCCGACGCCAACCTCCATGTTATTGGAAATGTCTATGTCTCGTCGAACCTCACAGTTGACGAGGATACCCTTCACGTGGATGCGACGACCAATTCCGTTGGTATTGAGACCAAGAACCCCCAAGCTAATCTCCACGTTGTTGGAAATGTCTATGTCTCGTCGAACTTGACTGTGGATGAAGACACCCTCCATGTGGACGCGACGACACATAGTGTCGGAGTCGAGACAAAGTCACCCTCTGCAAACCTCCATGTTGTCGGTAATGTTTACGTTTCTTCAAATCTCACCGTTGATGAAGATACTTT